GTCCAGGCTTCGACGGTGCTCGGCGCACGCCTGTATCAGCGTCGCAGCTCGCCGTTGGGCTTCCAGGCCGGCCTCGAGGGCGACGCTGTGCGTATCTCACGAATCGACCCGGACGTTCGCGCCCTGTTGTCCGGTTACCGCCTGTTGGCCGTGGCGTAGATGTGGCCGACTACACCGCCATGCGCGACCAAATCAAGGTCAGGCTCGAAACCGTGAGCACCTTTGTTGCCGTGTTCGACACTGTCCCCGACCGCGTGACAGTTCCGTGCGCGATCGTTCGCCCCGGTTCGCCGGTCGCGGACTACCACGAGGCGATGGGCGGCCAGGGCGTGTCCCGATTCAACTTCGAGGTGCTGGCCCTGGCGCAACGGTGGGAACCAAACGCCGGCCAGGACGTCCTCGACAGCTTCATCACCGGATCAGATTCGGTCGAAACCGCAATCCGGGGCGACACGACACTTGGCGGCGAGGCATCGACGTCCCAGGTGACGAGCTGCACCGCTTACGGAAATGTCAACGTCGCCGACAGCCAATACGTCGGCGCCATATTCAACGTGGAGGTTTACGCCACATGACCACCTACAAGGTCGCCGGAACCAGGACGGTCGCCGGCGTCGAACCAGGGGGAACCGTCACCGACGGCGACCTCGAGGGCTGCAACATCGAAGCCCTCATCTCCAGCGGCCACCTGGCCGCGCCATCTACAAGCAAAAAGGAAGGCTGACCATGGCCGTATTCATGCAAAACACGGTCACCGTGACCGTTAACTCCGTGGACCTGACGGACCACGTAACCAGCATCAGCGGGTTTAACGAGACCTGCGCCGATCTACAAACGACCGCGATGGGCGAAACGAACATCTCCAGAATCGGCGGTCTCAAGGACTCCTCAGTGTCCATAACCTTCCTGAACGACTTTGCGTCCTCGGAGGTTTACGCCACTTTGGCGAGCTTGCTGGGGACAGCGGTCGCGGTCACGATCACGCCCACATCGGCGGCCGTGTCGGCCACCAACCCGAAGAAAACCGGGTCGTGCCTCGTTACGGAGCTTCCATTCATCGACGGCAGCGTCGGCGACCTCGCCGAGGTGTCCGTGACATGGCCCGTAACGGGCGCAATCACGACAGCGACTTCGTAGCGCCATGATCGACCTTCGGCTCAGTGTGGAACTAGAGGACGGCACCGCCTGGACGGTCAAACCGTCGATCGGGACGTTCGTCAAGTTCGAGCGCCATTTCAAGCTGTCCGTGCAGGCGTTGTCGAACGGGTCTCTAGCGATGGAGCACCTGGTTTGGCTCGCCTGGGAGCAGGCCAGGCATGAGGGTAAGACGGTGCCGGCGTTCGACCAGTTCCTAGACCAAATCGCCGACCTGGAGACGGACAACAGCGATAGCCCTTTATCAGCCGGCACTCCCTGACGTATCACCTCGCCGACCTCGCGTTAGCCACCGGACAGCCCATTACGGCGCTGCTGGAGGCGCCGCCCGAGTTGGTTAAGGCGCTCAGGGCCGCCCACAACGAACGCACGAAGGAGGCGAACAGGCGTGCCCGCCGTAGCAATCTACGTTGACTCCGCGAAACTCCAGCGAGCGTTGAAAGATGTCGGCCCCGAGATGGTCGCCGACCTGAAAGAGGGCAATAAGGCTCTGGGCGAGATCGTCGGCGACCGTGCCCGCCAGCTCGTTCCGATGCGTTCCGGTGCGTTGCAGAAAACGATCAAGGCCGCGAAGGCGGCCGGCGGCGCGAAGGTCAACGCCGGAACGCCGAGCCTGACGTCGAAAGTGCCCTACGCCGGCCCGATTCACTTCGGCTGGCGAGCACGCGACATCGACCCAAACCCGTTCCTGTACGACGCCCTCGATGAACGCCGCGACGAGGTGGTAGCCGCCTACGAGAAGCAAACCGCCGACCTGCTCGAAAAAGCCGGGTTAACGTAATGGCCGCCAAAACGTCCAAAATCTCGGTCGCGCTTTCCGCGAACGCTAAGGATTTCAAGCGTGAACTCGCCAACGCCGAGCAATCCGTCGGCAAGTTCTCGACTGGTGCCAGCCGCCTGTTCAACGGCCTCAAGATGGCCGGGATCGGCCTGGCCGCCGGCCTCGGTGCCTCATTCCTCAAAGCCGGCCTCGATTTTGAGAAAATGGAAAACACCCTCATTAAGGGCACCGGCGCGACCGGGGAAGCCCTGGAGGATCTCAAAGGCCAGGCGACAGACGTCCTTAAGACGGTACCAGAGTCTGCTGATGTGGTCGCAGGAGCGATCGCCGACGTAAACACGTTCTTTGGAGCGACCGGCGACCAGCTCGAAGCGACAACGGGCCTGTTCCTCGACTTTGCCCGCGTAACCGACATGGACGTCGGCGATGCTATAGCGCGAGTCGATGCCCAGATGACCCAATTTAACGTGCCGCTTGGCGACACCGACGAGCTGCTCGGCGACCTGGTGCGAATCTCGCAGGCGACCGGCGCCCCTATGGACAACCTGTTGTCCCAGATGGAAAAATTCGGCCCCATTTTTGCGACCGCTTCGTTTAGTGGAGAAGAAACAGCCGCGATGTTCGGGATGCTGGAACGTGCCGGGGTGGACGTCACGAAGCTAGCCCCGTCGCTCGAGAAGTTCTTCGCAGACATCGCCGAGGGCGGCGGCGACCCGCGCCAGGCGTTCGAGGACATCGTCACCCAGATCGAAACCGCCGACGATGAGACGCAAGCCCTGGCGATCGCCGCCGATGCGTTCGGGACTGCCGGCGCCCGCATGACGTCGGCCATCCGCGACGGCGGAGTGGAGCTGGAAGAATTCGGCGGCCTTCTGGGTACAGGAACCGGCCTCGTGGATGACCAGGCCGAGGCGACCGCCACCCTCGCCGACAAGTTCGACACAATGAAAAACAAGCTGGTCGCCGCTATGGGGCCGATCGCGCTTGAGTTGATGGAAAAGTTCACCGAGGCGATGGACAACGTGGTTCCGTTTGTCGAACGAAACAGAGATCTGTTCGTCGGCCTCGGGATCGCCGTCGGCGCGATCGCCACTGCGTTCGTCTTATTCAAGGCCGCCACCGTCACCTGGACGGTCCTGGCGACAGCGGCGACGGTCGCCACGACACTGTGGGCGGCGGCGACGGGAATACTCGCGGGGGCCGTAGCAGTCATAACGTCGCCTATAACGCTCATCGTTGCGGCCATCGCTGCCCTCGTCGCCGGTATCATCCTCGCCTACCAAAATTTCGATGTGTTCCGCGATGTGGTCGACGGCCTGGCCGACGCTGCCGTGATCGTTCTGGACATCTTCGCCGACCTACCTGGCGACCTGTTCAACGCGGCAGCCGGCGGCATTTCGCTTCTCGGAAGTCTCGGAAAGCAGTTCGGGAAGGCGCTGGTAAACGGCCTGATCGAAGTGTGGAACCGCGCGGACCTGCGGATGCCGCGTTTCGACATCCCCGACTGGGTGCCAGGTGTCGGCGGAAAAGGCTTCGGCGGTTTCGACATGTTCCCCGACATCTCGCCTCTCGCAGCCGGCGGCCTGGTCGAATCGCCAACCCTGGCGCTCGTCGGCGAATCCGGCCCCGAAATGGTGATACCGCTCGACCGCGTCGGGGGTGTCGGGTCGACCGTCATCAACGTCCACGTGACGGGGGTATCTGGTGAGGAAGTAGTCGACGCGATCCGGCGCGAAACGCAGCGACGCGGCGCCGCTGTGTTCCCGACTGTCAGCACCCGGCGATCGTGACCATATACACCGGCTGGGACGTCCAGATAGGCGGATTCGATGGCACAGCTACCGTTACCACATCGGGCACACCGAGCGACGCTGACGACTTCACCTCCAGGGTTCGTTCGTTCACGATCGACCACCAGGTAAGGCTGGGCCGTCTCGGCCGCTCAAGCGCGCAAATCGTCCTCGACAACACAGACGGGGCGTTAACGCCGGGCGGCGGCGGCACACATTCGGCGCGGGCCTGGTTTTCGGAGCCGCTATTCGTTCTGGCGCGTGCCGGGACATCCGACCCGCCGGCGCTCGTCACAACGCTCCTGAATATGCGTGCCCCGTTTTTTGGCGGCCCTATCATCGACGTCGAGTTCGTCGACGACGGGTTCGATTCAACCATGACGTTGACCGCCGCTGACTGGATCACCTACGTCTCGAGGTACACGGCCCAGGCGGGATCAACGGAAGCAGCCGAGGTGTTGACTGTGTTCGGCAATCTCGCGTCGGATGTTGTCCGCGCAACATTCGGTGCCGATGCGACCATCCCGGCGTGGCTCTCGGCCGGAACAGGTTTCGAGGATGTATCGCTGACGGTTGCAGCCGGCGACTTCCTCGGCGACCACTACCAAGTCCTCGCCGCGACCGAATACGGCGTGATTTTCCCCGGCAACCTCGTTTTTGCCGTGTCCGGTGGCACTAAGCAGGTGTTCTACCTGGCGACCGGCATACAACGTGCCAGGCTCGCGCCCACGACGGCGTCGCCGCTGTGGACGATGCCAGATTTTGACGACGCCGACAGCCTGTCGACTACAGAATTGCCGTATAGGGATCTCCGGCTCGGCTTCGACGCTGACGAGCTGGTTACGCAAGCGTCGATTACCCGCAGCGGCGGTTCGTCGCAACATTCCTACAACGACACCAATTCCCAAAAGTTCGGCCCGCGTTCCCTCAGCTACACCGGCCTTCCGCTTACCGCCGACGACGACGCCTTACGCATGGCATCGTTCCTGACGACCAGGTTCGCGGAGGCGCCGCTGACAGTTCAGAGCTTCGAGGTAACCGGCTCCATGATTAAGGGAAAAGCGAACGATGGTGCCCTGGCTGGCGTTCAGACGCTAATGCACGCGCCGTCTTATGCGTTCGGTTCCCTCTGGAAGCCATGCACTGTCAAATGGACCGGCGCAGGTTCGACCACGAACGAAAAAGACGTCGGCGTTTCCCGCGTCCAGGTGTCGGCGAACCCCGAAGATTGGACGATGAGACTTCACACTTTCGACGCTGGGACTAATATGGGTTTCGTCCTCGACTCGGCCCAGCTCGGCGTCCTCGACCAGAACAGGATTCTGTAAGATGGCAAACAAGACGTTCACTGCCGGCGAAACGCTCACCGCATCAGATGTAAATACCTACTTGGCGAGCGGTTTTACGGCTGTCGAAACGGGCGCGTCGCAGTCGATCAGCGCCTCGGGAACCACGGTCACGTTTGCATCGTCGCGGTTTGCTTCCGCCCCGAATGTGATGGTGACGCAGGCGAACACCGGCGGCGGCGCGTCGAAGGTTCCGAACGTCGACGCCATTTCGGCCAGTTCGTGCCGCATCTTCCTACTCAACGCAAGCAGCGGCTTTGTCGCCGGCGACGCCTCCTGGCTCGCAACACTGGAGGCATGACATGGACCAGGACTACATCGCAACCTGTCGCACCGCCGGCTGCATCAACGAAGGCGTCGAGATCGCGGTTACGAAACGGCCCGCCGGCGATGTGTTCTGCGGACCCTGCCGCAACGAGATCACCGACATAGTCGACGCCTGATGCGACACGCCGACCTGGTAGCCGCCCTCGAGCCGTACCGCGACGACGGCGACGAGGACGTCGAGCACCTGCACCCCGTTTTGGCGTTTCGCCTGGCGGGCGCGTTCTGGTCGTCTCAGCTCATGCGCGACGATGTCCGGATCGAATCGGGGGCACGCTCGATGGACGCCCAGCGGCACCTGTACGCGCGTTGGCGCAACGGCCAGGGCAACCTCGCCGCCGACCCTGATCGCAAGATCGCCCCCGGCTTCGTCGGCTCGTACCACATGATCCAACCCGCCGACGGGTGGGCGTGGGCGTGCGACCTGACCCGCAAAGGCGCCGTATCCTGGTCTCAGGTCCATGAGGTGCTCGACGGGTGGGGCCTTGAAAGAACCGTTCCAGGGGAGCCATGGCACGTACAGGCCGGCCGACACACCGGCATGTTCGCCGGACCTATGCCACCCGAAAGCGTCTGGAAGGCCGACAGCCCCGCCTATAAGCCCCTGAGGCTGCGCCGACCGCGTCTACGCGGCCCCTACGTTAAATGGGTCCAGGCGCGCGTAGGGGCCGTTCCAGACGGCCTGTACGGCCCGGCCACCGCTGACGCTGTCGGAGACTGGCAAGCCAACCATGGACTAACAGCCGACGGCGCCGTCGGCCCCAAGACCCACCAGAAAATGGAGGCCCAAAAGTGAACTACAAAGATTTGGTCGAACGCACGATCGCAACCGCCGCGCAGGCGTTCCTGGCCGTGTTCGTCGTCACCGACCTCTCGACACTCGACACGGCCGCGACGGCCGGCGCAGCAGCGGGACTCGCCGTCCTCAAGTCATTTGCCGCGTCGAAGGTCGGCGACAAGGGCACCGCGAGTCTTGTCTAATGCGACCAAACTCGTCGGAGCGATCACGGCTCTTGTGGTTGCCGTCACCGGCCTCTACGTCGGCGTGTTCGGCGGCGACGCACCGACCGCGCCGGTCGGTATCACCGTCGTTCTCGACTCCCCAGAGGCTTTCGCCACGTTCATCGAGAACCACCCGGCCGGCCGATGAATGAAACGCTCGACGTCGAGGACGTCAAACGCCTCAAGGTCACATCGACCACCGTCGGGTTCCTCGTCGGCCTCGCTGTCGTCGTCGGCTCTGTCGTCTGGTCGGCCGCCGGCCTCGCCAACCGCATCGACACCCTAGAAAACCGGGTCGAGGCGCTCGGCGCTGACGTCGCCGTCATCGAGGGCAACACCGGCACCGACTCGAGCATCCTGTCAGCACTGGACGACATCCGCGAAGGCGTCGCCGCGAACGACAAGGCCATTTCGGACATGTCAGCGGCGCGGCTACGCGACCTTGACCGCTATGTTCCAACCTGGACCTTCGACGTTTACGCCGACACGCAGGACCAGATGGTGCGCGACATCGAGGCGCTCACAACCGCCGTCGAAGCCCTCATCGAGGACTAGCCAGCGCGAACGATCTTGCGTACCGTCTCCGGCGAGTCGCCGGTCACGGCCGCTATTGCCCGAAGGCTCAAACCGCCCGCGTGAGCCTCGCGGATTGTCGCCGCCAGTTCCCGGTTGGCAAACTCGGCGACCTGCACCGCATTTTCGAGGGTCTCCACCGGATCAAGGACTGCGCCCGGGTCTAATCCCGCGCTCATGCTGTCACCGTCCCCTGCTGGTCCAAGTGTGGTCTGCAGGTGCGCCTTGCTCATTGCAATTCCTCCTCGTTGGTTTTGACCTGTCTCTTCAGGCCAGGGCGGTCAGTCCCTGACGACCCCCCAGGGGGGGTTTCGACTACTCGTTGCTGGCCTCGATCATGCGTTCGTCCAGACGGTAGAGGTCGGCTCGGGTGCGTCCCAGGCGGGCCTGAAGGCCAGCCAGGACATCGATCCACTCTTCGCTCGAGAGGGTCTCGGCGCATGGTGCGTCGTAGATCAGCCCGAGCAGTTCGTTGACGCCCGAGAGGACCAGGTGGTCCCAGTTGGTGTCGTTCATGACCACACCTCCTCGGCAACTGTGATACCGGGGTTCAACAGCCGGAACGAGCGGATGTGGTTCTCGGCTTCGCCCTCGTTGGTGAAGTGCCACTCGCCGGTCCGCTCGGGATGGTCAAGCGACGTGATGGTGACGGTGCACGAGTCGCCCCATGTGTCGAGGCGGACGCTCACTCGGTCGTTCATTTCGGTGTTCTCCTTGGTGGTGTTCATTTCGGTGACCTCCTCGGGTCGGTTTGCTGTTGCTTCCATGTCCATAATATAGACGACCCAGCGTCCCGTGTCAAGTATTTAGACAAGATATTTCGGGGTCCCCAAACAGGCCGCGCGGATGGTCTATGGTGCTCGGCGACCGCGACCGTGGGGGTAGCGACATGCCGAAGCCAGACAACTACCAGGACGTCGACCAGCGCGTCCATGAGTTTTGGGAACGCTTCCCCGAGGGCCGCATAGCAACCGTCCTGCACAGCATCGACGATGACCGCGTGCTCTTCCGCGCGGACGTTTGGAAAGACCGCGACTGGTTCAACCGCGACCTTCCCGACGCGACCGGATGGGCCGAAGAACGCTTCGAGGGCCACATGGCGAAATGGGCCGTAGAGGTGTGCGAGACGTCGAGCATCGGGCGTGCCCTGGCGAACCTGGGACTTAACGCTAAGGGTCTACGGCCGTCGTCGCTGGAGATGGACAAAGCCGACCGGCAAGCCCCGGCGGCACAATCCGAGCACCCCGACTACCCGATTAGTCCAGCGGAAGCCAAACAGGAGCTGCTAGCGGCGTGCGGCGGCGACACCGACCGTGCCCGCGACATATGGGGCGACCGCCGCAGACCTGTCCGCGCGGGTAATGGTGGCATGAACCGGGCCGAGGTCGACGCCCTCATCGCAAAGGTGGGCGCATGATCCAGGCGTCACTGTGGGATAAGCCAGGCGTCGTCTCCAACGAGCACCCGTCGACGTCGCATCATGCAGCCGCAACCGTAAAAGCCGGGTCGCAACGCGCCCAGATTCTCGCCGCCCTGTGGGACGCCCCGACGACCGCCTACCGGCTCGCCCTCGACCGACTGGTGCTCAACAGCGCCGGGCATGTCGTGTCGCCTAACCAGATAGCCACCCGTCTCAAAGAGCTACGCGACCATGGTTATGTCGAATACGTCCGCGAGTTCTCGGGTGGCCCGTTCGTGGAGGAAGCAACCACAGCGGGCAACACGGCCCTTATGCAGACGTTGACTGGTTATGGCCGGCGCCAGGTTGCCGTACTCATGGCGAAGGCCCGGTCGTGACCCTTCCACGCAGCGCCTACGACCAGGTGAGCGGCACCGTGTCCGAGGCCGCATTTATGGACACCATCTTGCAGGCCGCCGAGCTGTACGGATGGTGGACGTATCACACGCACGATTCGAGGCGTTCTACCGCCGGCTTTCCCGACCTGGTGCTTGTCAAGCCGCCTCGTGTCCTCTTTCTGGAAGTCAAGTCTGAACGGGGCCGGCTATCGCGTGAACAGGCCGAGGTGCTCGCGATGCTTCAGGAGTGCGAGGTCGGCAACGTGACTACCACAGCGAACGAGACGCGAGTAGTCATCGCCGGTGTCCAGGCGGCTCTGGTTCGCCCATCAGATTGGGAACAGATCGTGGAATGGCTCTCCGCATGACGGCATATGCGGAAACTGTTGGTCAGTTGCCATTCCACGGGGAGGACCGGGTGCGGTCCCACATGGCCAGGCCGAGGCTCTCTGTCAGCCGCGCCTGGACGCCCACCGCGCCCGGTCCTCCACATTTCGCCTCCGTCGGGCCTCATGTTGGCCCCCATACCAGAAAGGAAAGGGTGGCCCACGACCCCCTCAAGGATGCGGCCAGGCGGAGGCGTCCACAGTGACCGGATTAGTGCAAGCCGACGCCGTGCAGCTACCCGTAGCCGACGATTCGGTCGACTTGGTGGTCACGTCGCCGCCCTATCTCGCGCTCCGGTCGTACCAGGACGACGGCGAACACTACGACGGGCAGATCGGCTCCGAGGCGACACCGGCCGAGTTCCTCGACGCCCTATGGGCCGTCACCGCCGAATGCGTCCGGGTGCTCAAGCCGTCCGGGTCGCTGTGGGTCAACCTCGGCGACAAGTACGCGAACCCGGCAGAAAGCGGTGCGTCCGGCTGGGAAGGTAGCGACTGGTTCGGCAACTGTGGCAAACAGCAGAAGGCACAGAACACGTTAGGGATGGGCGTCCGCCAGAAGTCGCTGATGGGCCTGCCGTGGCGTTACGCCATCGGCTGCATCGACCACCTCGGGCTGATCCTGCGGGCCGAGGTGGTCTGGTCGAAACCGAACGGCCTGCCGGAGTCGGTGAAGGATCGGGTGCGCCGGTCGCATGAGCAATGGTTTCATTTCACGTTGGAGCCGCGGTATTTCTCGGCACTCGACGAGATCCGCGAACCGCAGGCCGACAACAGTTTCCCGGATGGCCGCAAGTTCATGCAGTCCGGGCCGAAAGGCGACGTGCATGGGCAAAACCGAACGACACGCGGCATCTGGCGGAACCCGCTCGGCAAACTGCCCGGTTCGGTGTGGTCGATCCCGTCGGAACCGCTCCAGGTACCCGACGACCTCGGCGTCGACCACTTCGCAGCGTTCCCGCAGGAATGGCCTCGCAGATTGATCCTCGGCTGGTGCCCTGCTGAGGTGTGTACCGCCTGCGGCCAAGGCCGAGCACCCGTGGTCGAGAAAGAACTACAGCAGACGGGCGTGATGAGTGGCCGACCAAAAACGGCCACCCTCGCGGTTCCCGAGCACGGCGTCAATCGAGAGGGCGGCTGGGATCGGGCCGGTTATCCGAGCGGCACCATAAGCGCCACGATCACGGGTTACGCCTGCGCCTGCCCCGACACGACGGCACCCTCTACGCCCGGCGTGGTCCTCGACCCGTTCGCCGGAACCGGAACGGTGCCGATGGTCGCCAGGGTGCTGGGCCGCACCGGCATAGGTGTCGACCTGTCCGCCGACTATCTCAGGCTCGCCGCCTGGCGGGTGTTCGAGTCGGGTCATGCGTCGAAAACGATCGCTCGCACGAATGGTGAACGGCAAGGAACGCTGGTGCTGTGACCAAGTATCGAGCGATCGACGACGTCGAGCCGGCGCTGACCCGTGAAGACCTCGTCAGGATTCGAGGCCCTGAGCTGCGCCCTGTCCCGAAACCGGAGCCGACGAAACGAAGCGGGCCACCTCGAGGACACGGCACCCGCTACGCCTGGACGAAGGGGTGCCGCTGTCCGCTGTGTTATCAAGCCTCGAAGGCGTATAACGCGCACCAGTCGGAGACGAGACGCGCCCGCGAGGCAAGAAAGGCGACAGAGTGAGCATCCAGGCCATGTCAAACGTGATCGGCCGCCACGAACACGGCTACAACGACGGGTCGCCTTCCAAAGGCGCCACGTTCCTAGTGGAGTTGATGATTGCCGACTCCGTCAACGACCAAAACAACAACGTCTTTTGGATGTCCAACGAGAACCTCGCCAAGAAATGCCGCCTGGCACGCGAGACGGTGAACCGATGCGTGCGTGAACTCGAAGCCGCAAAGGTGCTGAAACGGCTCGGATCGCACGAATCCGGCGCTGTCAGGTGGCAGTGGATCGGCCACCGACAGGGTGTGACGAGAGATCACACCCGCGATGAGAGATCACACGGGGGTGTAACGACAGATCACACTGGGTGTGACGACACATCACACAAACCCAAGAGAACCCAAGAAGAACCCAAACCGGCGCTTGCGATGGCCGAAAGCGCGAAGCGCGCCAACCAGGCACGAAAGGCGCTCACACCATGACCACTGACCACACCTTCACATCGCACGAACTCAAAGCCTGGCACGAAGCCCTAACCATCCTCGGCCGGGTGCTCGACCAAACCTACGACGCACTCGAGGAAGCCAACCAGATCTTCGGACCCGACGATGACGAACAATGACCCGCCGCCGTTATGGAACGTCAACTGGCAACAGTACGCAGCGTGCCGAGGTTGCGACCCCGACATTTGGTTTCCCAGGCGCGGCAAAGACGTTCACCAGGCCAAAACGATTTGCGCCGAGTGCCCGGTAAGCAACCAATGCCGACAGTGGGCGATCTTCTACAAAGAGCGGCAGGGCATTTGGGGCGGCCTGACATGGAACGAACGCCGACGGGCAAGACGCGGCCTACCCGAACACGACTGCCCAACGTGCGGCATCAACCATGTCCCGAAAGACGCCGAACAGGTCCGGTGCCACTGGTGCAAGCGTTGGGAACCAACACCCGCCGAAAAGGCCATCTAATGGCCCCCTGGGATGGCACGCGCCAAAAGCCCCAAAAAGGCCCATTTCGGCCGGTTTTTTGCAAAACGGCACATCTGCGGTACA